CTTTTTCAAAGAAATCATTTATCTGTTTTTGTTGTTCAGTTTTTGGCAACATGCTTTCAGGTCTATCCTCTTCAATATCTGTTTTATCTGGTATTTTATCAGACTCCTTAATGGAATCGTCATCACTACCGGATTTAAGATTTTGAGGTGGAGTGGACTCGATAATACAATTTGCCATTTCTGAGGAAAGATCATGCATCTCTTGAGTGTACTCATCAGATTGATCTTCATCTGGGACAAAGGCGACTTTGCCAGAAGAAATCAGTATTTCCCGTTCTGTCGAATCCATTTCTGACGTATCAGATTGACAGATTGCAACATTGTGTGGAACACAGAATTTTCTTGCAAATCGCTGGTACCAAGGTAATTTCATCTCTATATTAGGAGGTAAAATAAATTTCTTGGGCCATCTTGGATAAACTTGATCATACAAAAAGCTTTGCCAAGCTGATAATTCACTCTTAGGTGGATCCAAAAGAGCGTTCATCTTCTTAACATAATCTTCTTGATTTTCATCATGATCCATAAATTCGACAACTAACTCTCGAACAAAATCTTCTATCTTCCTATCTAGGTCAAGAGGATCTTCTACGGGTGCTTGTCGTTCTTTATGATGAATTGCTGATGGAGAATCTAGTTTCGTTGGTGGATTACCATAAGTTGGAGCGTTAGGAATCGCATCTTTCAATTTTCTTGATTTCCTTAACTTGAGATTATTTCCTGTACCCTTACCGAAGACTTTTTGGACTTCTTCGGTCGTGTCATAGTTGTAATCATAAGCTCTTGTATTTGATTCAGTGCCACCTACCTTCACTGGAGTTATATCAACTACAGTATCAAAATCTCTCAAAAATAAGACTTTGGATAAACGACGGAGAATAGCACTGTGGCAAACAAGCCAAGGCTCTAGAGAAAAAGGAAATTGTAGATTTGTTGTTATAATAACTAAATCTGGTTGTATGTAAACATTTCCTTTGAGTTCCAAATTAGGGTTCAACGATGTTTTTCGAATGTTGTTGACAAAGTCAATGATTTTTCTCCATGGGTTAACAGTCGACTTATTAGGGTTTTCTGCACCTATATCATCAAATATCACGACTTTATGATTTGTTCTATACTCAGATTGAAACTCATCAGTTTCATTTAGAGTAACTACATCATTTGCTGAAAATCTACCATATTTAAATTTCATTAGTTCTGCGGCTATTCTTAAAGCTGTACCGGTTTTTCCACAACCTGGATATCCTGTTAAAAGGATACAATATGGTTGTTTACGGATTCTACCGTCCGCTGAATCTAAGCGTAAATTCTCCAAAATATTAGAAATTCTAGTAAACACAGGTTTCTTTCTATCATCACGATTGAACAAAATAGATAAACGTGTAGCAGATTTGAGCCATGTCAGTCTCTGCATATAACGTTCTCTCGTGATACCTGCGACCTCCTCAGCACCAGCTTTAATAGCTGCCGCTAGAGAAAGGGTTTCTTCTATAAAACATGCATAATAAATGGATATATAAAATAAATATAAAAATGAAAATATAACTGAAATATGTAATGAAAATGAAGTTAAAAACATATAAATGGAATAGTAAAAACGTGTATATAAATTATTAAGTTTAGTAATCCGCTGATTTTCTGAGAATTACACCGGTGGATTAGCCAGTGCAACACATTTGTCAAATAACTGACAGAGCAAAGCGTTGAAGGGGACATTGACAATCCCGTTCCCGTAAATCATATACTCTGCCCATCCGTTTCCCGTGGGTTATAGCGATACGGATTGGTCGAAATAGCATTATACTACGTTTCAATGCACGTAGTAGCATCTTCAGAGTCGATTACACAACTTTCCATAAACAACTTTTTATTGTTATTCTTGTAATCATCATGGTAATAAGGTTGTAGCACTTGAGTCATCTCACTATATGGGATGATTGAGACTTGTGCTTTCAACTCTGGATTCTTGGCAATAATAGCTTGAATCTTCTCTGTGAATTTCTCATAATAAGCTTTTCCATGAAGGTAAGCTTCTCTGAAAGATCCATCAGTATAAGCTCCAAACTGTTCTGCGAAAGATAAGGGTGTCTCAGTTGGTTTCTTGACCCAAAAGAATTTCTTCAAAATGGAATCTTCTTCGATAGGTGCGACAATCTTGTTCAAAGTCTCATGCTTAACAAAGTTTCTCTTTAGAAAAGAGATTTCTTCGATAGGAATGTATGGGACAGATTTTGCACCCTTGTCAGCCATGGTGTAACCAATATCAAGTTTTTCAAACTCCTCCTGACAGGCAGTATGAGTGAACCACTTACAATGGTCTTTGACTGACATAGCATTATCATCTCCATATGTTGCGAGACTAACGTTCTCAGCGAATTTCTCCTTGACACTTCGATTGAGAGCGTAATAAACGTAACGCATCATTAATGAATTGCAAATGCTATTGAGTTGTACCGTAATAAGGTTGCCAGATGGATTACCATTGGCAAAACGATACAAGTCACCTTCGAATAAGATATTAGGGTGAATGATATCAGATAAAGCACCTCGCACTAATGCAAGTTCTTCATCTGTACATCCAACTTCCTTATACCAAGAAACGATAATTTTGGCGGCTGCACTTGTAATTTGAGCAGCCATCCGAGTGTCAAAACCTGAAAAATCTCCAGCAATCATTTTAGCGATACTGTGCTTTGTCAGGTGTTGGTAAAGCTCTTCCCATTCCCTAGAGGTGGGTTCGATGCCTACCAAACACTCGGTCTTTCTCCAGAATTTCCTCATAAATCTTGGCACGCCTGCCAATGCTTTTCTTGAGGCAATAAAGTTTGCGAAACCACTTCCATAAAACTTCCGAACTTTTTCATCGGCTTTCTTGTTTGGTAGTAGTTCATTAACTTTGCTGCTAGCTTTATAAATCGCTTCCGATCTATATCCGGTACGCCAGCAGTCTTCTGTGCGATCAATTTCCTTTTGAATATCATATTTGTCATTGAATTCTCTTGGAATTTGTACTAAAGATTCATCCATAGGATCTCTCTTCAGACATTGTTTCTTAGATTTTCCAATGGGAAAACCGGCTGAGGTATCGTTGGGACATCCTCCTAAGCCGAATTCACCTATGCCATCCATAGCCTCCTCATGGGAGTAAATTCGCAACATATCTTTACATTCTTCCCGATTATCTCGGATAGCTTGCAAAGTGTGCTCTTGGTAATCTTCGATCGCCTTCAAGAGAATATCTCCCTCATAATGTTGAACTGGATTAGTCAACTTGTTGAGAGTAGCCATACTTTTGGAAACGTCATTTGGTTTCTTTGGTGGTTTGTGCTTGTTGGCTCCAAAACTTTCTGACACACCTTTAAAAGGTGTTGGTATATAAGGAGTTCTAGCGCGACTTTCTAAGGGTTGTCCGTCTTTCAGAACTTTCCCAATGAAGGTCACAACTGTCTTATCCTGTGTACCATCCTCACGGGTGTACAGAGGTTTGTCATTCACAACTGTGTAAGGTGTATCATAAGTATCTACCTTCACTTCAGATGCTGAATGGACCAACAATGTTGGACTAGTCTTATCTAATTTGGCTAATCCTTCTCGCAAAAGTGGTTGTGTAAGACACGTTAAATATCCTCTGTGCGATTCAACATATCCCGCAACATGAAAACCATAAATGATTCCCTTTGATGAGTCAATGTATGGTGCACCACAAAGTCCACCGAAACCTTTAAAGTCCAAGTTTACTTTCAAGCCAGTACCTTTCTTCAAAGTGTACCTATGAACTGTTTGTTTTGTTCCATAAAGTAAACCTGGTTTCTCTAGATAACCATAATAATCCAAATCTTCAGCCAATTGACGTGCTGGTTGTTCAGACTTTACGACACGGTTATCAGGAGACTTCCAGAGGACTGTTGTAGCCCGAGTACGAAACTCAGGATATTCCTCTGGGAAAAATTGAGCGAAATTAGTGCTTGCTGGACTAGACGCTAAATGGATAAGAGCAAAATCTCTTTCTCTGTCAACATAGCAATATTCCTCGGTCAATTTTTGGTCCTTAGTTTTAGCGCTAGGGACTCCTGGAGTTGTCGATGTTTCAATATCAATGGGATAGACATCTGGAACAACATGAGATGGGATCAAGATAACATTAGATGCTACCATGATACCGTTCACAGTTCCATATACCTCTCCTCTGGATTTAACAATAACAACTCGGAGAGCCTTCGCAATAGCTAATTGTAAATCAGCACTTGTTGTTGTTTTGGATACTTTAGTTTCTTTTGGTGTGAGTCGTGAATAACCTTCTTTATAATCTTTCTCATCCTGTAGAATAACGCGATGTGCGTTTCCTTTAGGACAATCGAGAATACGTTCAAAGATTTCAGTCTTCTCATCAAAGAAACTGGATTTGTCCTGTACAAAGAGTAAAGGTTTAATAACAGTATAACTCTTGTAGAGGGCAATAATTGATGCACCCAAAGCAAAATATTTGGTGATGTTCGATCTCAAATGATCACGAACACCTTCACACAAACTAGATAATCGATCTAATCTATTTTCCAACTCAGTATCAACTTCAACAACCATTCTATGATATAACTGGTAAAGTCTTAGAGTAGAAAAAGATATAGTCATAATAGCTAGTTTATGACTAATAAGTGCTGCTACAGCTACTGAACCAAAGAGAGCAAGAATATGTTTCTTTAGTTCATTACGATAGCGCCATACTTTGGCATATAATGCTCCATCCTTATAGAGCTTTTTCATCGATGTTGTACAACCAGAAATTGCTGCACGATAGTCCCATAATTCAGCTGTGCTAAATGCGGACCAAGGTGATCCAAAAAGAGCGACTGCATCTTTGTCCTCATCTTCTACAGAATCAAGGATAGATTTTGCTTTGTCGCTGAGATTATTGCATGTATCACACCATTTATGACCCTTATTTAGGTTATTATAGTGATCACATTTGCATTTATTCTCGCCACAACACTTGCAATCAGTTTGAGGTTCACAAGTACAAACTGCAATGGAGTCATTGCAGACAGTGCAGAACTCATCCTCCCCTTCAGATTTCTTTTCACATGTCTCACACCAATAATGACCATCATTTAGTTCATCAAAGTGTGCACATGCACATGGAAAAGTCTCGCAACATTTGCAAGTAGGATCAGGATCACAAGTGCAAACAACTGAAGGACACCCACAGGTGTAACAGAATTCGCACTCATCAAGTTCTTTTTGAGCCTTAGCTTTCTCTTTTTGGTAAGCAATATGACGCTTAACATCTTTGGCAATAAAAGAACACATAGCTGCAAAATCGTGTTCTTCATCATCGTATTTGTTCCATTCATCTCGGTTAATTATTTCCCAGACAATTTCTTTTTTACCAGTCTCTTCATCTGTCTCGATGTGACTAAATCGTTTTAATGTCAATTTGTATACATCATAGCGAGGCTTATCGAATTTAATTAGTCCTCCATAGGAGTTCTTATATTCATCTCTAGCCTCAACTGTGACATCTAAAGCAAATCGGCGTAAAATACTCTCAGCACATGCTGAACACTCGATAGCACGAAGTGTTTCATCGTTAGTTGTAGCTAAGAATGCATCATTGCCTGGATAATAAATACCCTTCTCTTTTGTGTCTGCCTTCTCTAGTGGACGAGGAACCGTATTGACATAATTTAAAATCCTGTCATAATTGGGTTTTTCATTCTTATTGTTGGCAACATCATCAGCGCAAATAACCTTGTGTGAGGGGAAGATTGTAGATTCAAATTTTTCAGAAATATTTGTAAATACAACTTGGCCTCTTTCATTGGGATCATGTTTATAAGCATGTAACACAATGCGAGAGCACATATCCAACAAAGTTGATTTTCCAGTACCCGAAGGTCCTGCAAACTTTATTGAATAGGCTTCTAATTTACGAGGTGCATCTGCAACTGATGCATACAATTGAGATTGTTTATCTGTCAATGAACGGACAAAATTAGAGACACTCATACGTTGTTGGGTGCTTGTGCACCGTGAGATGAGTGATTTTGCAGTCTTGATTGCTTTACCTAGACGTGATTCAAATTCTTTCTTGGTTAGATTGAATCGGTCCTTGAGTTCAACTTCCTTATTCGCAATAACGAAAGGAAAAGCTTGTTCAAGTACACGAACTTCAACTTCAAATTGTTGAGTTTCATCTTTACCAAGAATAAATACGGACCAGTCTCCAGTGCGAATCTTTTCCCAATTTCCGAGAACAAATTCATAACACATGAAGACCATTTCGATAACGTCTTTCACTTCTGGTAATTGTGCCTTAAATTTCTTGAATTGCTTGACAATAACTTCAATGTCAATAGCTTCAAGAGATACTGCATCAGTAACACAAGCGTAAAGTGCTGAAATCTTGAGAAAGAATGTGGTAATGTTATCCCACAACTTATCATCAAGGAAATCGGCACTATTTGTAAAAAGACCTAAGATCAAATCTTTATAGGAGGTCTTATCATCTTGTGAAAATGCAACTTCAAAGGCTGCTTTTAACCAACAGATAGCATAATTTGCATAATCTGTTGGGAAATGACGAGAAAAGAAGCTCGTCATATTTACTAACAGGGAGTCCCATTCTGGACACTTATAAATATTGTAGAGTGTCGCAAATAGGTCAAGAAGAAATTTGAGCATCTCTTCGCCAACAACATCCCTGGCAGTTTTCATATATTCTATGATAGCTTGCAAACCATCTAAAAGAGCACATCCAACTTTCTTGAATGAAGTTTGAGCGTAAGCAATCTTTTTCATCTTGCGTTGCTTCTTCTTGATTTTGTTGAGTTTTCGAACTTGTTTATCGGGATTTTTATTCTTAAGACGTAGTCTTTTAATATCCGCAACGAGTTCTTCGTACTCTGAGGTAACAGCTTTCAAAAGTTTCTCCTTCTTTCGCTTTTCTCGCGAGTTTCTTTGATACTTTCGTGCTGCATAAAACTTTTCCACACCACAATCTTCTTGTAGGTGTAGAGGAAGCGTGGCATCCACCACTTCGGATTGTGTGACATCCGCAAACGTGTTGTTAGTATTTCCGTTAGGTTGAGCGATGTATTTATGTTTTTACGGCAAGTACCCATCAGTACTTCCCAACTCTGACATAAGTCAAGAGAATCCGGATTATGTATAACCATGCAAATCGGTCCGCGTGGACATATGCTCAAGGACGACGGATCGGAACGCCCTCTGATGTAGTAACTGCCTCTCGGCCCACTTCTACAAAAGTGGTACAAATTACTGCCAAATCACATGGAATTTTTAGTGAGTCTTTATATAACAATAATTTATAGTTAGTCCTAATAACGTATCACAACTTCCTTCTGTTCATCAATTTCATGAACAGGTAAGTTAGCGACTGCTGTGTTTCTTCCAAGAATCTTGCATCCTCAATAGCGTGAACCAATAGTATCTCTCTCTCAATAGAAAGAGGTTATTGTAAGAACACATGAGGGTAGCTTCAAAAAGGTCACCACAGCCAATCCATATCAAAACAGATATCGGTCGTGTAGCGGTTAAAATTTCCCACTTCAATAGAAAAACTAAGACAAATGCTAATTACGGGGAGTTCCCAACTGTTTCCAGAAAGCAAAAATTCAAAAGTAACATTATCATAATCAATATGATCATCATGAAATTCTGAGACGAGTACTCAAGTCTCACACTCTCAGAAAAGATAATCAAAATATCAAATTCAAAATCAACTAATAAATTCTTCTTTATAAGTCTTTCGTTCTCTATATATGAAGAATTAGGTGTGCGATATAGAATCGCACTGAAAAATGGTGGTCTCAAAGAGACCGTGATTTTTCGTAATAAGACAAAGGTACAAAATCATAATACCTTCGAATCCCCAAATAGGGGAAGAACCAAGTAGAATACCAGATAAGAAAAGGTGATCAATCTTTCTAAAATCTGATGTAAATGGTTCTAAGTCATAAACCTGATCGTCAAACACCATTCGGTGAGGATGGTGTAATTAGTGTAACGTACTGAATTAACGCACTATACTTAGTGAACGAGAAAAATAATAGTCTTCTATTTTTGATAGAAGTCTGTCTGCATTTACATGTCTATATCAAGAGATATCAAGAGCCTTCGCGTTTGAACGCGAAAATTCTTGACATCGTCATTAATTTAGGCATACAAACACTAGAGCTAGACTAGTATAAAACGTAGCAAACCAACAGGGGGATCCCTCTAACATCGTAAAGATGTTAGAGGGGTCCC